TCAGTGAATTCACTAATCAGTTTCATTTAAGTTCCTTTATGACAGTCTTCGCTGTCTTCTCTGCCTCTGCTTGTGACTTGAACACGTCAAGTTTATCACCGTCTATATACACACAGAAACCTTTTGGTTCTTTAACGATCTTAACTGGCACCTTATCTATCTTCTTATTAAAGACAACTTTGGCACCCTCTCTGATCTGTTGAAATGTTTTCATACTAAGTTTCCGAGGTTAATGTATTTATTTATACATATTAGATCTTTAAGATGAAACTAATTAGTCTTCGTCTTCATCAGGGATAACTTCCCCTTCTTGATCAAGTATCTCTACCTCATCAGGGTCATCCGTTAGGTCATCGTCCACTGTGCTATCATCATCGTGAGACTCGTCTTCGGCACCGTTAAAGATAGTATCAGCAACATTAATCTTCTCTGCTTCTGCCGCATCGGACATTTTATCATTCAGTAAAGAATCGAAGTGTTCCTTTGCTTGATTAAAGTTCTGTGCTTGTATCTGATCGATAAAGTCTGCGATCTGTTGTTGGTTTGTTTCTAAATCAATTTCCATTAATATTCCTCATTACCTGTGTCATCGTCTCCACCCTTACTATTCTCTGCTTCGACTTGTTTTGCCATTTGTTCAATGTCTTCATCAGACATCATCATTACACTCTTCATTACCCATTCACGCGAGAAGTACTCTCCAACGTATTGTGATAACTGATCCATAGTACTTAGTCTTTCTCTAAGTATCTCAGAATCTTTCAACTCTGTAAAGTGATTATCTCTAACAAAGTCAATCTGTATGTCGTTCTTGAATTGCTCCCAGTCTTCGGGGGTGATGATCTGTTTAAGGATCAACTGCTTCTTCAAGATAGTTGTGAACAGTCCAGAGAACCTACGTCTCAGACGGTCAATAAACTTCTGGAACTTCACTTCATCTCTAGAGATCTCTGTAGATCTTCCTAGACTGAACTGTGATTCCTGCTCCAACCTACCAATAGGCACGTTCAATGAACGATACAATCTCTTCTGGAAGTATACAATGTCATCAATCTGCCCAAGGTTCTCACCACCGGGAAGTGTGCTGATCTCAGTACCACGACCACCTTCTCTACGAGGTAACCAGAAGTCTTCGAGCATAGACATATGTTTACGATCATCTTTGAGGTTACCAGTACTTGCATCGTATACTAACTTGTTACGATAACGAGTCTGGATCTCCTTCATGTGTTGCTCTGCTTTGTTAGCAGGAAGGTTACCCACGTCTATGTAAAAGATTCTACGTTCGGGCGCACGAGCAAGTCTGTATATTACTAGACTGTCTTCCATCATACGCAGTTGGTTGATAGGTTTGATTGCTTTGTGTAAGAAAGATACGACACGTTTCTTAGTCGGGTCAGTGATACCAGAGGTAACATACGACACGGAGTCTGGTGTTAACTTGACTGCACTCTGAGTCTGGTTCTTCTCTTGGAAGACATAGAACTCTTCTGTCTTGTCTACAATCTTTGCACCAGTCTTATCGTCTTTCTTATACTTAACTTCTTTAACTTTGCGAACCTTAACAGCATCAATAGGACGTATCTCTTGGATACCTGCCTTGAGGTTAGATTCGTTAACAATTAAGTGGTGAACTAATCGTCCATCCACATACCAAGACCTGAATATATCATGTCCTAGATCTGAAAAGTTCAACATACTTGTGACATTATCGAACTCTTCATTAATTAATTTCTTGATCTTATCAGATGTTTCAACACCATCTAGGTTGATCGTAACCGGTGCTTCGTTCTCTGAACCAGATATACTCTCGTTCACAATGTCTTCGATTGCCGCATCCACTTCGGGATGTTGAGCAACTCCGCGATACTTCATAATGAGTTCTGCGTTATCCTTCGCATTGTCACCATTGATATCAATGTACTGTCCGTAGTGTGAACCAGACGCGGTAACATATCCTGCCCCATCGTCATCCGTCTTCGGAACGATACTGGGAAGTTTATCATTTTCTTTTCCTTGCTCTCTCTTCTTAGTACGAGAAAGTTCGAAACCGAATAGTTTAATAATATTGTTGTTATCGTCTGCCATTTCCTATCCTTTAGATATAGTACGAAGGGGAGAAAGTCCCCCCTTCGCATATATTTAGTCCTGTCGTAACTACGAAGTTACGCCATCTGCTTCCCAGTATTGAACGTTGAACGTTACCTGAAACTCTTCGATAGTATCGACAGTATCATAGTTCAAGTCAATTGCTGAGATGTTGACTGGGAAACAAGAACGGAAGTGATATACTTTCAACTTCTGTCCATCTTTGTCCAGTTGCTCAACAGCAAGGTCAGTTTGGTATTCAGCAGGATCGTTGAAACCAGTGTTTGCGTTGTGTGAATTGATACCATTCATCCATCGTTCCATAGCGTCACGAACTTCGAATCCAGTATCATTTATAATAGTTACAGTCCAATCTTCAAAAGTTCGGTCTCCTGCAATCTTCAACTGTCGCCCACGGAATGGAACAACGATTGGGTTGATTACGGAAGCAGGTAACTGCGCACCTTTTGCCATGAATGATGTTAATTCAGCATCACCGATAGCAAAGGCAGGAAAGTTAACTTTACAGTTAAAGAGGTTAGGACGGGCACCACCACCTTTTAGTTTTGACTTGAAGTCATCTACACCTAAAATCGCCATGTCTTATGCTCCTACCGAACCGACAACTTCTTCAAAGTCCACACCTGTTCTAACAGCAACAAAGTTCAATTGAACAAAGTTGATAGAACGTGCAGGTTTGACAAAGATTGACGCTACGAATTGGTTATTGTCCACAACTTCCTGATTGTTGTTTGTTTCATCACAAACTACACGGAAGTCAGTTATACCTCTACGACCTTTAACTCTACGCAAGAAGGGTTCTACAATGTTCACGAACTCTGCACGAGTAAACTCGTCATTGAATTCAAACATTACAGACTTTGCCGCTTCTCCAATAGACTTCTCAATTGCGATAAACAATCTACGCACGTTGATACGGTCAAAGGCAGAAGGTCTACCCAGAAGAGTCTTATCACCAAACAAGATCAAACCAGTACCGGGAATGTTCGCGATAGGGTTAACACCTGCTTTATATAGTGAGTCACGTTGAGTCTGGTTGGGGTTAGTGAGGATATCAGTGATACCACGATAGTTACCACGCCTTTGACCTGCGGGTGAATACCAAGGATCAGCAATAATATCAGTTGCCGCCATTAGTCCTGCGGTGCTTGACGCGGCAGGGAGGTTGATATATTTGTCATTATACTTATCGAAGACTTTAATAAAGTTGTTGTCTAAGATTAAGTAAGATGACTTCGTTAACGAGTTAGCAAATGTTACAGCGGCAGTTGTTGCTTGTGCATCTGTCTTACCCACGATACCTGTCTTATCGACAGATGTTACTACTACACAGTCTTTTCTTGCTTCTGCGATTGATACTAGATCATTCACAACAGTTGCACCGTCTCCGGCAGAACCATGTTGTGGAGCAATCAAGAAGTCAATTTCAGTCTGAAGTTTATCTTCAAACAGATCATAACCACCCTGTAGATCTCCAGTACCTAATGCGGCACTTTCGTCGCCAGAACCAAGGTTGTTGGTACGCATAGCATCACTAAGTGCGGTACTTAAACCGAAGTTAGTTGCGGTACCGACTACTGGAGTATTTCCCCAGTTGCTACCAAGGTTACTATAAGAAGCACCGAATGCAGAGTCATCACCGAAGTAACCATTCCAGATATATTGAGATTGTCCATTCAATACGTCTGAGATATAGTTAGGTGAATTATCAGAAGTCGTGGCACCTTTAGCAACAGAGAGGTATTCAAACTTCTCTAGTACAGATCCGGGAGTTCCAGAGATAGCACCAGTACGGTCAATTACAGCAACGTGGACTTCATCGTTAGATGCGCCATTTGAAGTTGCGTAAGAAGAAGTTCCCGGTTTTCCATCAAACTGAGAAGCATATCCCCAACCTGTAAAGTGATCGGCACTTGCGGAATCTCCTGCGGGACAGTAAGATACTGTCAATGCATTACCTAATTCTCCGGGATATTTTGCAACCCAAGTACCAGTAGAGATCTTTGATCCACCTTCACCAACAGCAGACGATACAGTGTTCGTCCAATGAGAAAGGTTGTTCACAGTAGCAGAGTCAGAGGTCAATGGTACTAATGCACTGTGTGCGTTAGATCCACCGTTGTTCTCTCGAACGACTTGTAGTGTTTGTGAGTATTTAAGAAAGTACGCGGCAGAGTGAAAATCTACCGAGTTCGCGTCGTCAGGTGCCGCAAAAGTACTAACTAATCCTGTTTCATCAGCAATTAGTGTTCTTTGGTGTACGGGGCCCCAACGGAAGTTTCCTACGAATCCACCACCAGAAGAACCAACTGCGGGCACGATTGCCGTTTTGTCGATTTCACTGATATTGATTGCAGGAGATGATGGTTTAACAGCCATAACATTTTCCTTTAGTTTCGTTAACGAATAATACGGTTATCATAATACGTTTATGTTCAATAGTTTTATTTATAAGAATTGTTATTTACAGAATAAGCGTACTTATTTCCTCAACTCCTTCATCCAGTCCTCATGTTTCTTCTTCTCTTCTTCCCACCAACCCTCATCAAAGTCGTGTTTATACATCCTCAGTCGAGCATCGGTCTTCTTAGCAATCACAAACGCTTGCTCTAGTAGTTGTATTACTTCTGCCTGAACATCTTTCTCTACCAGAGTCTCTGGTTTAGATAAGATCTTGTGATATATTAATCGGTGTATGTCGCATATAGTATAGTTGCCACGAGGTCTGTTCGCCACACCATGACTATGTTTCTTGGCATACTCCTCTAGTTTATCTTCTGTCCAGAGGTCTCCGTTCTCTTCTAGGTACTTAGGGTCTATCTTATCTTTGGGTATTAATAGATCGTCACTCATATTCCCTCTGGATACATTTGTCTGATTGTTGGTATAATATTTCGTTTCCTACCTGCGCAGAAGTGCATGATAGAGGCATTAGGTAGTGAGTCTTCGGGTTGGTTGCAGAACTTCTTGTCGTGTCTGTCATG